AAGACACGCAAGAGATTTACGCATAAGAGAAATGGAAGCTGTAAGCACTTCTATTACAACAGTTGCAGGAACACAATCTTATGATTTACCAACAGGATATTTAGAACTGCGATATGCTATGTTGCAAACATCACCATACACGATGCTGCAATATATGACTCCTGCTGATTTCTTTCGTGTGTATAACGAAGGTGAAGGAACTGGTATGCCAGTTTATTATACAATTGTTGGTAAAAAAATTTATTTAGGACATTCACCTGATAGTGCAAATGTTTTAGAGTTAGGTTTTTTTCAACGAGCAACAGCACTATCATCATCAAACACAACAAATGATATATTAACAAATTTTCCTGATCTGTATTTATATGGATCATTAGCAGAAACATCACCATTCCTTATGCAAGATGAGAGATTGGCTGTGTGGTCATCGCTTTATAAAGAAGGAGTTAGAACAGCAAACGAGTCAGCACAGAGAGGTCGTGTATCGGCAGCTCCGTTGCAAATGTCAGCTAGAAGGGTTGTATGATTGAGTTTGGACAACTGTTGGCAGATTTACCAACATTAAAAAATGGTGGAGCAACGAAAGTTGATAATGTTATACCTTTGGCAAAAGGATATAAAAGTATTCCAAGTTTTACCGCTTTAAGTGGTACAGGATTAACTGGAACACCAGTTGGATTATTTACAAGTTTTTCTGCTTCAGGAACAACAAACTATGCAGGTGATAATGGTAAGTTATATCAAATGGATAGCAACCTGGTCTTTCAAGATAAAAGTAAAGCAGGTGGATATAACGGATCAACAACAGCAGGTAGTAGAGATTTTTGGAGCTTTACACAATTTGGTGCAAACATTCTTGCAACAAATGGTGCAGACAATATACAAAAGTTTGAAGAAGGAACGGACACAGCTTTTTCAGATCGTGTAACTATAAAAGCAAAATATTTAGCTGTAATAAGAGATTTTGTTTTTGCAGGTTACACAACGGAATCAAGTGTTGTTTACAACCAACGAGTAAAGTGGTCTGGACTAAATGATAGCTCTACTTGGACTCCAAGCCAAGCAACACAATCTGGCTTTCAAGATATTGTTGGAACGCATGGATCAGTTCAAGCAATGGTTGGTGGTGAAAGTTTTGGTATTATCTTCATGGAAAGAGCTATTTATAGAGCTGACTATGTTGGTACACCATTAATTTTTACTTTCAATAAGATTGCAGATAACATTGGTGCTTTTGCTCCACGATCTGTTGCATCTTTTGGTAATCAAATATTCTTCTTGGCACAAGATGGTTTTTACAAATTAACAGGTGGTCAGCAGCTTACACCAATTGGTAATGGTAAAGTTGATGAATTCTTTTTTAATGACATTACATCTAATCTTGAAGGTGTAACGTCAGCGATAGATCCTAACAATAGTATTGTTGTTTGGTCATATCGTGGTGATGGTGCAACTGGTACAGATTTTATAAATAACAAATTGTTAATTTATAATTATTCTACTGATCGTTGGTCAACAGGATCAGGTCAGGATTTAACATTTATACAAAGTGCATCACAAGAAGCATTTAATACTTTAGAGAGTTTAGATGTTCTTGGCACACTTGATGGATTACCACGATCATTAGATTCATTCTTTTATGATGAAGGAGTTATTGGTCTTGCAGGTTTTAATTCAGAAAAAAAGTTTGGTAAATTTTTAGGAGCTTCACTTTCAGCAACAGTTGATACAACAGAGTTTGAAGGTGTTGACGGCAGAAGAAGTACATTAGTTAACGCAATACCAATTGTTGATGCAAATGGAGAAGATACAACAATAACAGTAACTCCAATTCATAGACCATCACAAGCGAATGCTACAAGCACAGGAACAGCCGTAACACAAAATACTTCTGGTAATTGTCCACTTCGTACAACTGATCGTTATCACAGACTTCGTGTAAGTGTGAATGGTAATTTTACAAATATGCTTGGAGTTGACATAGAAGCTAGACCTGAAGGTAAAAGATAATGTCCAATCAGTTTTTGAATGTGCCATTGTCAATGCCAGACAACTCGCAGCATTTACGATTAGTCAGCTCCACATTAAACAATGTGATGGATGGCAAACTAAATAGTACAGGTACAATTACACTAACTGCTAGTGCAACATCGACAACACTAACAGATGCTAGGATTGGTGGTGATAGTGTTATTGTGTTTATGCCAATTACAGCAAATGGCAAAACAGCAGAAAATAATTTATTTGTTTCTGCAAGAGCTAGTGGAACAGCAACACTAACACACGCAAGTTCAGGTAATACTGATCAAAACTTTGCGTATATTATTATTGGATGATTGTTAAAGTACCAAAGCAAGATGTAGATTTTGTTTGGAAAGATTGTAAACCATTTTTAGAAAAAGCTTTGGATGATACTTACAATCTTGAAGATATTTATAAAGGTATACAAAAAGATTTCTTCCAACTTTGGATAAGTTGGCAAGGCGGTGTGGAATGTGCGGTCATTACAGAAATGGCTGAGTATCCACGAAAAAAAATATTACGATACTTTCTCGCAGGAGGAAAAAATCTAGGTCATTGGTTGACCGACATACAAACGAAAATAGAAGATTTTGCAAAACGCAATGGCTGTGATGCTATTGAAGTAGCAGGTCGCAAAGGATGGATTAGAAAACTACATGGTTATAATCAACCAGTTTTTATTATTAGGAAAGATTTATGAGTAAAGGTAGTAACCCAACAAATGTAACAACAACAACTTCGCAAGAGCCAAGTGAATTTATTAGACCATACTTTCAACAAGCAATTGATTATGGTCAGGATTTATTTGAATCACAAACTCCACAATATTTTCCTGAAGCAACCTATACAGGTTTTGCTCCGCAGACAGAAACAGCATTACAATTAGCACAAGCAAGAGCTATACAAGGTAATCCGTTACTTGGATCAGCACAAACAGAAGTTAATAAAATTTTACAAGGTGATTATTTATCACCAACATCAAATCCATTTTTACAAAATGTAGCACAGCAAGTAGCAGATAATGTTACAAGCCAAGTGCAATCACAGTTTTCAAGAGCTGGTCGTTTAGGATCAGGAGCTAATCAAGAAATACTTGCAAAACAATTAGCAGATTCACAAAACAGATTATTTGCTGATAATTTTGCAGCAGAAAGACAAAGACAGTTTGATGCCGTACAACTTGCTCCGCAACTTGGACAAGCAGATTACGATGATATTGCACAACTAGGACAAGTAGGTGCTGCAAGAGAAGATTTAGAAATGGCAAAACTACAAGATGCAATTGCTAGATTTGATTTTGAACAGCAAAGACCATTCTTAAAATTAAGAGAATATCTTGGCACACTTGGTGCAAATGTTCCAACAACAACTGTATCTACACAACCTGTATTTAGAAACACAGGTGCAGGATTACTTGGTGGTGCATTAGCAGGTGCAAGACTTGGTGGCATGGTATCAGGTATCAATCCTATGTTTGGTGCTATTGGTGGCGGACTACTCGGAGGATTTGCGTAATGGTACAAATAATTCGTAATCCAAGTGGATTTGCAGGTTATTCAGTGAATCCAAATACAGGAACTTTTACAGCTCCTTTCATGGGATTTACAAATCAAAGAATACCATTGCCAAAAAATGCAGTAGTACAAAATAGAGGTAGATCAGCATTAGATAATATTTACGGCATGAGTACAAATAGAAGTGTAGCTGCTAATCCTCCTAGTGTTGTGGCTTTTAATAATGCAATGAATCAGGGTTTGTTAAACAGACGTACTCCAACAAAATCAAGTGGTATGTTTGTAGATCCTGCAACTGATAATCCTTTATTAAGAAATTTTCCTGCACTTCTAAATATACCAGAAGATCAAAGACAGTTCGCAAAAATTGTAGATGGTAAAGTAGTATTTGATTTACCTGAAGAAATGGAAACACCAATGACTTTTGGTAAAGGAGAAACTTTCTTTCCAAATCTTGAAGATAGTCCATTAACAAGCGGTCAACAAACACAAACACAAACAAAACCAAAGACACAGACAGGTGGATTTGCATCACAAGGTCAAGAATTAGCTGCACAAGGTTTAATTACACCACCTACAACAGAAGAAGCAAAAACAATAAAAGACAAAGCAAGTCAAATTGGTACTGGTCTTTTAGACTTTGCACAATCAACAGCAGGTCGAGGTTTTATAACTGGTTTGTTAAAAGCAAGTGGATATTCTACAACTCCTGTTGGATTTGGTCAGGCACTTGGATTAGCATTCGAGGAAAGTGATAAAGCAGTACAACAAGAATTAGCAAATCAATTAGCAAAAGATAAATTAAAAATTGCTGAAAGTCAGGTTGGTAAATTTGAACAAGTAATGATTGAAGTACCAGATGGAAAAGGTGGAACAAGAAAAGTTCCTGCAAACAGAAATATTGTTACTGGTGAAATTAAACCAATTATATCTGCAAGTGGAAATATATTTAATGTAGGTCAAAATCAATCAAAAGGTTTTGCTGCTTTAGATAGTGCTGCTGCAAAAAGTATTGAGTCATGGAGTATTTCTGGTGGCTTTGCACAAGTTCAAGAAAATTTAGGTAAGATTGATGATGTCATAGAAATACTTAAAACCAATCCAAATATTACAGGTGCAGTTGTTGGTAATATGCCAACAGCTTTAATTTTAAATCCTGAATCTGTTGCGGTTGAAGATGATATAAATAGTATTGTCTTTCAATCTTTACGAGCAACATTGGGTGCGCAATTTACAGAAAGAGAAGGTCGTAAATTAGTTGAAGCATCTTTCAATAATAAACTTTCTGAAGAAATAAATATTAAAAGATTAGAAAGATTAAGAACAAAACTTTTTAACATGGCAAAATCTAAACAAGATGCTGCTGATTATTTCTTTGCAAACGATGGATCAATGGTTGGTTACAAAGGTCAAACAACATTTGGATATGACGATGCAAATGCTAGTGAAGAATCACAAACAAATGCAACACAAAGTGTACTTAATGACATTTATGATGTTTCTGATTATGAAAGTTTAGATGATGATGCTTTAGTAAGTTACTTTGCATCAGCTCCGAAAGAAGAAAAATTATTTATCATTAATAATGCCGAAGCAATCGGTTTAGATTTAGGAAGTAAAGATGGCAACTAGAAATATAACAGTAGATGATTTATTGGCAGCAGATAACCAATCGCAATCTGCACAAAAATATTTGAATGAATTTAATCCTGACAGAAATACATTTATTCAGGCATTAACAAACATCCCTTCAAGTGCAAAACAATTTGCAAGTGATATTATTACTCCTTTTTTAAGTCCTATTAAAACAGCTAAGACTATTGGTCAGCTTGTTTCTGGTACAGTACAATTATTTACAGAAGGTGAACAAGAAAACGAAGCATTGGCTAGAGCTGTTGGAGATTTTTATAAACAACGATACGGCAGTTTAGAAAATATAA